AAAAACTGGTCTTTGAGGAAATCTCTAACTTTGTAACTGAATATAATCAAGTTCCCACAAAGGAAGTTCTCGCAATCGAGACTGAGAAGAGAAAGGATATTAACGAGACTGAGTATAAAGAGATCGTACAACTTGTAAATGATCTCGAAGAACAACCTGCTGAATTCAATTGGTTGGTTGACACAACAGAGAAGTGGTGCAGAGACAGGGCAATTTACCTTGCGCTGCTTGAATCAATATCAATCGCTGATGGGGGCGATAAAGAGAAAAGTCCAGATGCCATTCCATCCATTCTTTCGGATGCGCTGGCTGTTAGTTTCGACAACAATGTCGGTCATGATTATCTAAACGACGCGGATGAAAGGTATGACGCCTACACTCGGAAGGAGGACAGGATCGGTTTCGACCTTGAGTATTTCAACAAGATTACGAAGGGTGGCCTCCCAAATAAAACACTTAATATTGCTCTCGCTGGCACTGGCGTCGGTAAGTCTTTGTTTATGTGTCACGTCGCAAGTTCAGTTCTCTTACAGGGCAAGAACGTCTTATACATCACGCTTGAGATGGCTGAAGAAAAAATTGCTGAAAGAATTGATGCTAATCTTCTGAACGTCAACATTCAAGACATCACGGATCTTCCCAAGCAGATGTTTACTTCTAAGGTAAATAACATTGCTCAGAAGACCCAAGGAACTCTGATCATTAAGGAGTACCCAACAGCATCGGCACACAGTGGACACTTTAAATCACTTCTTAACGAACTTGCACTTAAGAAGTCATTCCGTCCTGATATTATTTTCATTGATTACCTTAATATATGTGCTTCCTCGCGGTATCGCGGAAACAGCACTGTCAATTCATATTCATATATCAAAGCAATTGCTGAAGAACTTCGAGGCTTGGCTGTCGAAGCAAACGTCCCTATCGTTTCTGCCACGCAGACCACTCGCTCTGGTTTTGGTAGCAGTGACGTTGAACTCACTGATACTAGTGAGTCCTTTGGTCTCCCTGCTACTGCTGATCTTATGTTTGCCCTTATTTCGACTGACGAGCTTGAAGGACTGGGACAAATACTTGTGAAGCAATTAAAGAATCGTTATAACGATCCAACAGTCTATAAGAGGTTCATTGTTGGAATTGATCGTGCCAAAATGAGACTTTACGATTGTGAGCAATCCGCACAGCACGACATGATTGACAACAAGACAGAAGAGACTTACAATGAAGAGAAGCCTAAAAAATCTTTCGATGGATTCAAGTTCTGAACTCCAAGTTCGAAACACTGATCACATTTACTTTGTGGTTTTGAGAGAGGACGGTTCGGTTCTCTGCCATTGTGGAGAAGAGCAAGATGCCATTGATATGGTAAAATTGGGTCAAGGAAGACACTATCGAATCGGTCATTATCCCGACCCACCCAAAGTTGTGAACGTCTCCTCCACCGAACTGGAGAAAGATAAGCAACTGAATGCCCAACAGATTCTTCCTGAATCTGAATTACAACCCTTGAATTTATGACACAACATGTTGACTCTGAACGATATAAAGAGTTTGTCAACGCAGTCACCTCACAAGAAAGTAAAGATCATATCAGCTTTCTTGAGCGCGTTGCCGTTCTCCAGAAAGACGGATTTCCTGTCGAGCGCCTACTTACTGCTTCTGTAGGTTTGTGTGCTGAAGCAGGTGAGTTCACTGAGGTTGTAAAGAAGATTGTCTTTCAAGGTAAACCTGTCAACGAGGATAACCTCTTCCATCTCAAGCGAGAACTTGGGGATGTGATGTGGTATGTGATGCAAGCCTGCATGGGACTTGATGTCACACTTGATGAAGTAATCGAGATGAACGTTGATAAACTGAAGGCACGTTATCCTGGAGGTGAGTTTGATGTTCACTATTCAGAAAACCGTAAGGAAGGAGATGTCTAATGGCACTTTCTCAATCTGTTGTGGATTCTCTGGACGAAGCAGAGTCCTCCCTAAGAAATGCTCTTGCTTTTGCAGCACGACAAGAGCGTCCAGCAGTCTGTAACATGATTGCTGAATTGATGACGGGGATTGATAAACTCAAGACAATTGATGATGTCTTGGACAAGTTAGAAAACAGGAAACCTGGTGATCAGGGATTTTTTGGCATTAGTTTTGGAGATGATGAATGAGTAAAGATGTGGTTGTGATGGCAGCGATGGATGTTCGTTCTGCAGCAGCGGTTCGACAAGTTCTGTTTGAGTCACAAAAGGATTACACTTATGATCCAACTTGCACACCTGAACGAATCGTTGACATTCGTAAGGTGATCGGTGAACTCGATGAAGGTATCGAAAAGGCTCTAGAAGAACTTAAAGAGGAGGAAACCGATGTCGAAGGACAAGAAGGATAAACCAGTAACAGTCGAAGATTATAAGGAGGTTGCTGATGCTTTCTTTGCCAAGTATCACTTTGTTGCAAAGGAACTTGGTGAAGGAGCAAGGGCAGAAGACATCCTTAGTGTAATGGAATCCTTGACTGGATTGGTCCTCAAAGAGCGTCTTCGTGATACTCAATCACTTGGTTTTTACAAACAGGATTGATGCAACTAATCAACTATCTCATACTGTTCTTCAACATGGTTGTCGTTCCATGTGTTACAGTCCCTGAGAACTGGAATTACTGTTATAAGGACATGGATGTTTGGTTGTTTCCTGAAATTCAAAGAGGTTGGGATCTTTATTCTGGAAGAGAAAAACCTTATCAAGAGGAACAAGAGATTTTGGAGAATTATAAATAACAATACGACAAAGTAAATTGGTAAAGTCATGTCCGATATGAGCCATCTGTACAGAGCGTATGCTGCTGTGCACAATACAGAGGTCAAGACAGAACTCACTGAAGCAAGAAACGAGATCTCCAAAATGAACCTCGGTCAACTGACCGATGCTGATCTGGTTCTGGTCGCTGAAGAAGTGATCGCTGGTTTCTTCAAGCAGGACTACACCGCAGCAGCAACTCACGAGTGGATCTGCTGCTCCCTGGAAGAGTCAGTTGCACCTAATTCGTCACCTCTTCGTAAGGACAAAGTAAGAAGACTTGCCGAAGCATTTGACACTGCTTTCGAGAAAGTTTATGAGAGAGCAGTTGATGTTTGTGAAGAGTCATTCCTTCACTACATGAACAGCAAGCCACTGGTCGAGAAATGGCAGGGAAGAGTTTCTCACGAGCAAGGCAATCAAAAGATTCACAATTCAGTCATCGCTAAGGACAGACAAGGTGTTCTGGAAGGACTGATCAAAATGGTTGAAGGTGTCCGTGACCTTGATCCCGAGAAGGGAACCAAGGAAAGAAAGGAGCGCCTTGAGAAGAAGCGTGGAATGAAACTGGATGATCATCCAGAGTACAAAGCAGAAGAGTTTCAGGCTTCCACAATCAGAAAAGAGTGGGCATCCGCTTACAAGGGAATTTATGAGAAGAAACTTGACCCAGTTGGTCAAGAAGATGATGACATCGACAACGACGGTGATGTTGATTCCTCAGACAAGTACCTCCACAAGCGTCGCAAGGCCATTGGTAAAGCAATGGGTAAGAAGCAAGACGTTAAGGAAGTTGTTGTTCCTGCTCTGGTCGGCGGAACTCTTGGTGCTGTAACAGGTGGCAAGAGAAAGGTCAAGAAAGCAATCGGAACAGGTGCTGGTGCCGCAGCAGGCGCAGCACTGGGTGGACCTCTTGGTGCTGTCGCTGGTGGACTTCTGGGTGGAATGGCATCAGAGGGAACCATGGACATCAGGGGATTTGAGATCCCTAAGAGAGAAAGAGACGCTGCTGCTAAGAGAATTGCAGCAAAGACTGCAAAGAAAAAGGCAAACCTGAATAAAGAAGAAGTCGAGCAAGTTGACGAACTCTACAAGGGTAAGCATGGTCAGTCTGAGAAAGAGTATGCTGATTCTCGTTCTCCTGGTGGAAAGATGGTTTCTGGTGACTCTAAGCAATCTGGTGCTGAATACACTCACGGTCGCAGAGTCAAGGCAGCAAATCCTGGTATGCAACCTGACGTAGGTGGTAAGACAAGGCCTAAGTCACAGGGTAAAATGGATGCAGGTAGCAGAGAAGACCTGATGTATCGTAAGGCAAACTTGAAACGGAAACACAGAATATCGAAGATCCTGAATACAGAAGAAGTTCAAATTGATGAAATTTCTTCGCACCTCGCTCTGACTGCCTCACAAAAAGCAGATGAAGAGAGAAGAAAGGCAGCAGTTGCTGGTGATACTGGCAGAGCAAAAGAAAAGGCAAGACAAGCATCAAGTCTTTACAAGGGTGTCGGACCCCGTAAGACAAAAGAAAGAATGGGGAAGATTGAGGAAGTTCTTAATCCTAAGGTTAATCTTCCTTTCAGTGGAGATAAGATCACCTATAACCAAGGTGGTGGCGCTGGTGCTGCTCTGGGTGGTGCTGCTGCAGCAGGACTGGGAGCTCTGACTGGTTATGGTCTGAGCAAAATGGGCAAAAAGAAAGAAGAGAAGAAGGACGAGGTTAAGAAGGAAGGAGTTCAGTTCTCTGCAGAAGAACTTGCAAGAATTGAAGCGATTGTTAATTCCTGGGACGAAGGTTACCAGCGTGAACCTGATCAAGCAGGTAAGAAAGATCGCACTCATTCTAAGCAACCAGATCCTTCGAAGCCTGGCTTCACTGGTGTTGGTAACATGAGCATCGCTCAGATTGCCAAGATGAGCAAAGAGATCGAGAAAAAGCAGAAGTGAGGTTTGACGGATGCCAGCTAACACAGACCTGGCTGATGTCAACGAAATCTACACAGCCTTTGCTTTAAACAACAACAGTTTTCCTGACCCTCAATCGGAAGCTCAATTCAATCGAAAGCGTGACTTGTTGACCTTTGATCAAGCCACGCAACAGATTGAACGTGCCAAAGTTATGGCACAAGAGTTTCTTGCTTGGGCAGGAAGAAATGGTTATGCTGGTGTTCAGGGTGTTTACTGGACAGCGAGACCTGGATTCTCTTTTAGAGCAGTCACTGGTTATGACGTTGATCAATCCAAGAATCCAACAGATGTCTTGGTGAAGTTTGCTGGAGACAAGTTTCTTGGTTTGTCAGCAAAGTCAACGTCTGGGACAGGTGACATTGGATTTAAGAATCCTGGAATTGGAACTGTTGAAACTGATCTTGGAATTCAACTCAAAACAATTGCCACCACAGCGGCAGATGCTTTTGCCACACAATATGGTTTGCCCAGTGGTAACGCACAAAGGAAAGAAGCGATTCGTGCAAATCCTTTGATTAAAACAAAAGC